GGCGCGGATCGCTGATGATGGTTGTCGGTGTCATGTTCATACCGGCAAGGCTACCGGTGCCGAAAATGGCGCGCCTGCTGTCCCTGTTTGCTGATGCATCAGCGGGCTGGCATTCGTTGAGGGATTGTGTGGCGACGGGGAAACTGGCCCCGAACCGACCCAACACCTGACCGGAGCCTGATTAATGGCAGCAATCAAAGCAAAGCGTTTTCGTATCGCAGTAGAAGGCGCAACCACTGACGGCCGTGTCATTTCCCGCGACTGGATTTCGCAGATGGCGAAAAACTACAGCCCGGAAATGTACGGCGCACGCATCAACATGGAACACATCAGGGGCTATGCCGCTGACAGCACTTTCCGCCGCTTTGGTGACGTGACCGCCGTCGAGGCTGAAGAAATCGGCGACGGCCCGCTCAAGGGCAAGCTGGCACTGTTCGGCTGGATTGACCCTACGCCTGAGCTGGTTGAGCTGACCAAAGCGCGCCAGAAAATCTACACCTCTATTGAAGTTAACCCAGAGTTTGCCGACACGGGCGAGGCGTATCTCGTCGGCCTGGCCGTTACCGATGACCCGGCAAGCCTCGGCACGGAAATTCTGAGCTTCAGCGCCACGGCGACCGTCAATCCGCTGGCGTCACGCAAGCAGGATAAAGGCAACCTCTTTACCGCCGCTGAAGAAACCGTGATCGAGTTTGAGGAAGTGACCGAGCCGTCACCGTCCCTGCTGGCACGCATCTCGGCGATGTTCTCTGCCAAAAAGAAAACCGATGGCGAACAGTTCGCCGACGTCGGCGCGGCGGTAACGGCCGTCGCCGAGCAGGTGCAGCTGAATGCGGAGAGCCAGGCGCTGAAGCTGTCGGCGCTGGAGCAATCCGTCACCGCACGTCTGGAGGCCATCGAGCAGCAGGCCGGGGAAGACCGCGCCGCTTTCGCTGCGCTGCAGGGCCAGCTTTCGCAGACCGACGGCAGCTTTAACCGCCGCCAGGCGGCAACCGGCAGCGATCCGAAGTCCGGCGCGCAGACCGACTGCTAATCAGGCGTTGCCTGAACGTTAAACCCCAACACAGAGATAAACAGGAACGCCAATGCGCAAGAATACCCGCTTTAAGTTTAACCAGTTCATGACCCGCCTCGCCGAGCTGAACGGCGTCGAAACCGACGACATGAACAAAAAGTTTACCGTTGAGCCGTCTGTCACGCAGACCCTGATGAGCCGCGTGCAGGAGTCTTCCGACTTCCTGACCCGCGTCAACATCGTGCCCGTGTCTGAAATGAAGGGCGAGAAAATCGGGATCGGCGTGTCCGGTTCGATAGCCAGCGTGACCGACACGGCAGGCGGCGACGAGCGCGAAACCGCTGATTTTGCTGCGCTGGACTCTAACGGCTATGAGTGTGTGCAGGTCAACTATGACTTTCATATCCGCTACAACACGCTCGACCTGTGGGCGCGTTATGAAGATTTTCAGGCCCGTCTGCGTGACGCCATCGTAAAGCGCCAGGCGCTTGACCGCATCATGATCGGCTTCAACGGCGTGACCCGCGCCAAAACCTCAAACCGTGCGAAGTTCCCGATGCTGCAGGACGTGGCCGTGGGCTGGCTGCAGAAGTACCGCGAGCATGCGCCGGAGCGCGTGCTGAGCAAAGTCACCGACGAAACCGGTGCGGTGGTGTCGGCGAAAATCCGCGTCGGCAAAGGCGGCGACTATGCCAACCTCGACGCGCTGGTGATGGATGCCACCAACACCCTGATTGAGCCGTGGTATCAGGAAGACCCGGAGCTGGTTGTGATCTGCGGCCGTCAGCTGCTGGCTGACAAGTACTTCCCGATCGTCAATCAGTCGCAGGCCAACACCGAGCAGCTGGCCGCCGACCTTATCGTCAGCCAGAAGCGAATCGGCAACCTGCCAGCGGTGCGCGTGCCGTACTTCCCGGCCAGCGCCCTGATGATCACCCGCCTGGATAACCTGTCGGTTTACTGGCAGGAAGGCACGCATCGCCGCCTGATTGACGAAGTACCGAAGCGTGACCGCATCGAAAACTATGAGTCCATCAACGAGGACTACGTGATCGAGGATTACGCGGCCGGTTGCCTGGTTGAAAACATCGAGGTCGGTGAGTTCGCGGCACCTGCAGCAACAACGCAGGAAGCAGCGGCAGAAAGTGGCGGCGCAGCTGACACCGGAAAAGCGGAGGCGTAACGCATGTTAAGCCCCGCCCGACGTCACCGCATGCGCCAGCAGGCTATCGAAGCCTCGCAGAGTGCCGACAACCCGCTGCGCCACGCCAGCGGCTATGAGCAGATACTCATCAAGCTCAACGACGATAAGCGCCGCCTGAAGAAAGTGCACTCTAACGAGCGCAAGGCGGAGCTTAAGCGCCAGATGCTGCCGGAGTACCTGCCGTGGGTAGCGGGCGTGCTGGAAAAAGGCAAAGGCGCACAGGATGCAGTGCTGATGACCGTCATGATCTGGCGGCTCGATGCGGGCGACGTGCCCGGCGCGCTGGAGATTGCCCGGTACGCGCTGCCGCATGGCCTCGTGCCGCCTGACGGCTTTAAGCGCGCCAGCCTGCCTTATCTGCTGGCCGAGGAAGTGGCCAGCGCGGCAACGCGCGCCTGGGCGGCAAAAGCGCCGGTCGATGTTGACCCGCTGCTTGCAACCATTGCGATGACGGAGTCCGAAGACATGCCCGATCAGGTGCGCGCCAAGCTGCACAAGATAACGGGGTATGTGCTTCGCGATGCGGGCAGGGCCTCGGAGGCGATGACCCACCTTGTACGGGCGCATCAGCTGCACGACGGCTGCGGCGTAAAAAAAGACATTGAGCGGCTGGGAACTGCGATGAAAAAACAGGCCATCGCCAGCCGCTGACCGAACGCGACCCCGCGCACGGGCGGCAGGACGGCAACGCACTTTCAGTGTCTGCGCCGTCCTCCACCGCCCACCTATTTCAAAGGCCGATTATGAATAACACGGTTGTTATCCCCGCCCCGCGACCGGCAGACGCTGCCGAGCCGCCGGTAAAGAATACGTTTTTCTGGCCTGACGTTGACCTGCAGCAGCTGCGCGATTCGCTGCGCTATGAGGGAACGGTCACGGCGAAGCGCCTGCGCCTTTCCGTGAAGACGGCGATTTCTGAAGTGAACGCCGAGCTGTACGACTGGCGCGCTGCGCAGATGGCGGCGGGCTTTAATATGCTGGCCGACGTGCCTGCGGAATCGCTGGACGGTGAGAGCGAAAAGATTACGGCCTATCTTGCTGCCGTCGGCGCGCTGACCGCCGCCACCATCGTTGAGCGCTATCGCGGCTATGACGCCAGCGGCACGAAAAAAGCGGGCGAAATCGAGGCAAGCGCCGACGAGTACTGGCGCGATGCGCGATTCAGTATCAGCCGCATCGCCGGTAAGCCCGGCTGCATTGTGGATCTGCTCTGATGAACATTTACGCACAGCAGGGCGATACCGTTGACGAAATCTGCCAGCGCTATTACGGGCGAACCGGGCAGGCCGTCGAACTGGTTTACGCGGCTAATCCGGGCCTTTCCGAAAGCGGGCCGGTGCTGCCGCACGGCTGTGAGGTAACGCTGCCCGATCTGCCTGAATCTTCAGCAGGTGAAACCGTCAACCTGTGGGACTGAAAATGGAAAAAATCAGCTCTGTGATCAACTACCTGATAGGCCTCATCCTGATGTGGTTCGGGCGTCATACGCCACAGGACATCGCCTTTATGGTCGGTTCCGGCGTGGCCGTTATCACGCTAATTACTAACGTGGCGACGTTCTTTATCAACTGGCATTACCGCCGTAAAACCTACGAGCTGCAGCGCCTGCGGGGGGTGAGCTTTGAGCCAGACAGTTAAACGCTGCGCCGTGGTGGCCGTGCTGGCCATTGCCGCGCTGCTGCCACAGTTTAAAACCCTGAAAACGTCCGAGGCCGGGCTGGCGCTCATCGCCAACGCCGAGGGGTGTCGCACCTCGCCCTATCAGTGCAGCGCCGGAGTCTGGACTAACGGCATCGGTCATACCGAGGGCGTGACGCCGCAAAGCCAGATCAGCGAACGACAGGCGGCGGTCAATCTTGTGTATGACGTGATGCGCGTCGAGCGCGGGATCAATGCCTGTATGCGCAGCGATATGCCACAGCCGGTCTATGACACGGCCGTGTCATTCGCTTTCAACGTCGGTGTGCGCGCGGCCTGCAGCTCGACCTTTGCCCGGTATATCCGGCTGCAGCACTGGCGTGATGCCTGTAACGAGCTGCGGCGCTGGGTGTTTGTTAAGGGCGTGAGAAATCGCGGGCTGGAGAACCGCCGCGCGAATGAGACAGCCTACTGCCTGAGGGGGGTGTCATGACGCGCCTGATAGCTCTGCTTCTGGCCGTGGCTCTGCTGGCGCTGGGCGTAACCGGCTGGCAGTGGAAAGTAGCCAAAGACGACCTGACCAGCGCGCAGCGCATTATCGGCACGCTGTCAGCCGGTATCGAGGGCCGCGACCGGGCAATAGCCCGGCTGGATGCAGATGCGAGAGCCAGCCAGAAGCGTGAGGCCGAGCTGCGGCTGATGCAGGGGCGCGCCAGTTCGGTCGCGCTTAACCGTGAAATGACCATACAGAGAGAAACCAATGCAAATCCGATACTGCGTGACTGGTCTGCTGCTGCTCTGCCTGACGATGTTATCCGGCTGCACGCCCGTCCGGCCTTCGCCAGCGCCAGAGATTATCTGGATTGGGTGTCCGCGCGTGACAAGCTGCCCGGTACCGGGAAACAGCCTTAAAACGGCGGGCGATCTGGCGGCTGACAATCGCCAGCTTGAGGCAGCGCTCGCCGCCTGCGGGCTGCAGGTCGAAATCATCAAAGACTGCCAGGAACAACACGATGCTGAAACCTCAACAATTACGTCAGGCACTGACCGACAGCGTGCCGGAGCTGCAGCGAAACCCTGATGCGCTGAACGTGTTTATCGACAGCGGGCGCATCGTCTCGACACTTGCCAGCTCGCTGTCATTTGAATACCAGTACCGGCTTAACATGGTCATTACCGACTACGCCGGCGACATCGACCTGCTGATCGTGCCACTGCTGGCCTGGCTGAGAACGAATGAACCCGACATTATGGCAACCGAAGAAAAGCGCCGGACGGGCTTTACCTTTGAGGCCGACGTTATCAGCGACACGGCCAGCGATATCAGTATCGAGCTGCAGCTGAGCGAGCGTGTGATCGTGAAGCAGGCCGACGATGGTCTGCACGTGACCCACGTCGGCGAGAACCCGCTGCCGGAGAATGACGCGCGGCCGGTGCAGCTTTACGTTAAGGGCGAGCTGGTCAGCGAGTTGCAGATATGAGCGAGCTGCAGCTGGTAAATGACCGGCTGGAGTCGCTTATCAGCAGCCTGTCAGCCCCGGCGCGTAAAGAGATGGCGCGCAGCATTGGCCGCAAGCTGCGAGCGAGTCAGCAGCAGAATATCAAACGCCAGCAGGCACCAGACGGCACGCCATTTAAAGCCCGTAAAACGCAGCCGGTGCGCAGCAAAAAGGGCCGGATAAAGCGCGAGATGTTTGCAAAGCTGCGCACGGCTAAATACATGAAAACGCAGGCCAGCCCGAATGAAGCCGTGATCGAGTTTGCGGGCAACGTGCAGCGCATGGCCCGCGTGCATCATTACGGGTTGCGCGACCGGCCATCGCGCAAAGGCAAAGAAGTGCAGTATGAGGCCCGCCCTTTATTAGGGCTAAACGAATATGATCTGGATTCTATTCAAAACATTATTATAAATAAACTCTCTTTTTAATTAAGCGATTGTAGCATTTTATGAGCTTTTTCAATATATGGGTCAAATGAGGTGGCAAGCTCTGGGCTTTCCTTCATAATTGCATTTTTCGTACCTAATACCTGAATGACGAAATGAGTCAGGAAATCTCTGAATCCTTGCTTTGATGCTAAATTAGCAGCATTTTCTGGTGTTAGTGCTGATTGTACTAAGTACTGTAATGGCCTAAGAAATTTATACAGGGGGTGATCGGAAGGGACTTCGAATATTTTATATAATGATACAGTCTGGCTGAAAGCAGGCAGGTCTTTGTATTCAAATGGAAAGGATGGTGTAATAGCTTTGCTTAATGCTAGGTTTGCCGTGAAATTGCTAATACTTAATATCAGTCTTGAGTAATTCACATATGAGGTGATATCGACTCTATCTCCTGACTCGCAAAAAGAACAGAGCATATTAGTGGCGTTTTCGTAGAATGAAAGTGAACTGTAAATATCAACCACATTAAAAACTATATATTTTCCAGCAAATAGCAAATCACCCTCTTGAGCTTTCCGCTCAATAGTTACCATGAGAGAGTTCTGTATTTTCATAACATCACGGAGGAATTCACTTGCATCTTTATAGTATAAATCACTTCTGAATTTGTCTGAAATCAATAGACAGGTAATGTGCAGGTCTTTTAAGTTAGAGGGGGTCGAATCTTCAATGTCGCCTTTCGTAATGCAGTTAGAAAATGAGTTGTGAGGAAATAGGTTTTTATAAAGAACACTTCGAGAGTGAAAGTAAAATTGCCCTTTAGAATCCTTTTCTATTTTGTCGAGCAAATCATTGAACATTGATTGATGTATTTTAAATTTCTCAAAGGAGATTCTTTCCTTCTGAAAAGACATAAACTCTTCATTTTTTTTTGCACTCTCCTCATCCTGGTCAGCTCTTTTCTTTGCCTCTTTCGATAACTGTTTATTTTGATGAATGGCAAATATCAACGTTGCCACTGTCCCGATGGCTCCGCTTAAGGTAAAAAGGCCTGATAACAATGAGCCAAATGCTGACCAATCATCTGCTTTGTGCGAAACATCTCTCATGCTAAATGAAAAAATCAAACCCGAAATTTGATTTCTATAAATCAAAAGAACTATTAAAGGCACAGCCAAGGTTACTAAGAAAACTAAAATATAGATGATTTTTTCAATGCGCATTGTATGCCCTTACCCCTGCAAGTCATTGTTTGCTGATCAACTACCGTGCATGGCTTGATTGCCCGCTCAATTTTATAAACGCACTCTACAGCATATGAACTCACATGAACAAATTGCAGAAATTCAGCGCCTGCTGCGCAACTTTATCCGCATTGGAACCGTGTCCACCGTCAATCTGGACGGCGGCCTGTGCCGTGTCGATACGGGAAAAAATACAACCGGCTGGCTGCACTGGCTGAGCGCCCGCGCGGGTGCAACCCGCTCCTGGAATGCGCCGTCAGTGGGTGAGCAGGTTCTTATTTTGTGCCTCGGCGGCGAGCTTGATACCGGCTTTGTGCTGCCAGGCATTTTCTCGGATGAAAACCCGGCTCCGTCTGCCTCGGCTGATGCGCTGCACTGGTCATTTCCTGACGGTGCGGTGATCGAGTACGAGCCGGAAACCGGCGCACTGACCGCAACCGGCATACAGACGGCAACTATTAAAGCGGCGGTAAAAATCCTCTTTGACTCGCCAGAAGTGGAATGCACAAAGCTGCTCAAAACTGCGCAGCTGGAAGTCACAAAGGGCGGCACCATGAAAGGCGACGTTACGCATACCGGCGGCAGCCTTTCCTCAAACGGCAAGGTGCTGCATTCGCATATCCATCCGGGCGACAGCGGCGGAAAAACGGGGGCGCCAGTATGACAACTGCAAAATACATCGGCATGAACCGGGAAACCGGCGGCACGCTGACCGACCTCGATCACATCGGACAGTCAGTGCGGGACATTCTGCTGACCCCGCTCGGCACGAGGGTGATGCGTCGCCAGTATGGTTCGCTTTTATCCGCGCTGATTGACCAGCCGCAAAACGAGGCGCTGCGCCTGCAGATTATGTCGGCCTGCTATATGGCGATCCTGAAATGGGAGCCGCGCGTAAAGCTGACTGCCATCAGCTTTGGGTCGGATATTAACGGCGCAATGGTGGTTGAGCTGTCCGGCAACCGCACCGACCGCGCGCAGCCTTTTTCCTTAACCGTTCCTGTGAGCTGAGACTATGGCAACTATCGACCTGAGCCAGCTGCCCGCGCCTGGCGTGGTGGAGGCGCTGGATTATGAAACCCTGCTGGCCGAGCGAAAGGCAACGCTGATTTCCCTTTACCCTGCTGACCAGCAGGAGGCCGTCGCCCGCACGCTGACGCTGGAGTCAGAACCCATCGTTAAACTGCTGCAGGAAAACGCCTATCGTGAGCTGATCCTGCGCCAGCGCATCAACGAGGCGGCAAAGGCCGTCATGGTGGCGTATGCACTGGGCGGCGACCTTGACCAGCTCGGCGCAAACAATGGCGTAACCCGCCTGACCATTACCCCGGCCGATGATACTACGATTCCTCCGACCCCCGCCGTGATGGAAAGTGACGACGATTTCCGGCTGCGCATCGCCTCGGCCTTTGAGGGGCTGAGCGTGGCCGGGCCGACCGGTGCATATGAGTACCACGCCAGAAGCGCCGACGGCCGCGTAGCCGATGCATCGGCCATCAGCCCGTCGCCCGCCGTTGTTACCGTGACAGTGCTTGCGCGTGAAGGTAATGGCGTGGCGGGTGACGATCTGCTGGCCGTGGTTAACGCTGCGCTTAATGACGAGGACGTGCGCCCGGTTGCCGACCGGGTTAGCGTGCAGTCAGCAAAGATTGTGAATTATGAAATTGTGGCCGAGCTGTATCTCTATCCGGGGCCAGAAGCGGAGCCAATCCGCGCCGCCTCGGAGGCAAAGCTCGCCGCCTTTGTCAGCGCACAAAAGCGCCTCGGCCGGGACATTCGCCTGTCTGCGCTCTATGCCGCCATGCACGTTGAGGGCGTGCAGCGCGTCAACCTTATTAAACCTGCTGCAGATGTGGTGCTCGACAAAACGCAGGCCGCTTACTGCACGGTCTACACGCTGACCGTGGGAGGCTCTGATGAGTGATCGTCTGCTGCCGACCGGCTCATCAGCGCTTGAGGTTGCTGCCGCCGAAGCGCTGGCAAGCCCCGACGCTATGAGCGTACCGCTGCGCCAGTTGTGGAATCCCTACTCATGCCCGGTGGTGCTTCTGCCCTATCTGGCGTGGGCTTGGTCGGTTGACCGCTGGGATTCAGACTGGCCTGAATCGACAAAGCGCGCCGTTGTTGCCGCCTCGCAGTATGTGCATCGTCACAAAGGCACGATTGGAGCTATCCGCCGCGTCGTTGAGCCGCTGGGCTATCTCATCAAAATAATTGAGTGGTGGAAAACCGGTGAAGCGCCTGGCACGTTCCGGCTTGATGTGGGCGTACTCGATACCGGCATTACCGAGGAAATGTATAACGAGCTGGAGCGACTGATAGCCGACGCGAAGCCCTGCAGCCGACACCTCATCGGTCTGTCTATCAACCTGGACGCGAACGGCGCGATGCCGGTTGCCGTTGCCAGCTACAGCGGCGACGAGCTGACCGTTTATCCCTATACCCCTGAACTTATCAGCGTCGGCGGGCCGGGTTATTCCGGCGTGGCGGTGCATCTTATTGACCTTACGGAAGTGAGCGCATGACGACAAAATATTTTGCCCTGCTGACCAATCAGGGCGCGGCTAAGCTGGCGAACGCCGCCGCACTCGGTACGAAAGTAAACATCGCCTCGATGGGCGTCGGCGACGGTGGCGGCACACTGCCGACCCCTGATGCGGCGCAGACTAAGCTCATCGGCGAGAAGCGACGCGCGCAGCTTAATTCGCTGACCATTGACGCGGCAAACAGCAGCCAGATTATTGCCGAGCAGATTATTCCCGAAAGTGAGGGAGGTTTCTGGATCCGCGAGATTGGCCTGTATGACGCCGACGGCGTGCTGATTGCCGTTGCTAACTGCCCGGAAACTTACAAGCCCCAGCTGGTCGAAGGTAGCGGCCGCACGCAGACCGTGCGCATGATTTTAATCGTGAACAGCACAACAGCCGTGACGCTGAAAATTGATCCGTCAGTCGTGCTGGCAACGCGTAAGTATGTTGATGACGCTGTGATCGAGGTGAAAGCCTACGCTGACAGCGTAATGAAAAGTCATACCGATGCTAAAAACCCACACAGCCAGTACCTGCAGATCGCAAATGCCCTGGCTGAAATCAAAGACGCCGGGCTGATTGCCGACGTTCTCAAAAACCTCGGTTTAGGCGAAGGCACGCCCGTTATCGGTTCACCGTTCCCCTGGCCTCACGCAAAAATGCCTGATGAACTCTTTCCTTCAATGGCTGGCATGGTCTTTCTAAAGAGTAATGGGGCCAGTTTCAGCGGTACGCTATACCCAAAACTGGCGCTGGCTTATCCAGGGCTAAAGCTGGCTGATCTTCGCGGTGAGTTTATACGCGGCTGGGATGACGGACGCGGCATTGATTCAGGCCGCACCCTGTTGTCATGGCAGCATGAAACCATTATTCAGACGGCTCTTGAGTCAAACAGTTCGCAGACAATGATTGGCGTTGACTATGAGGATTCCTTTGTTACAGGGGGAAATTTAGCGGTCGGGCCTATCGCCTATACGGGCAACTCACCCCGAAACAAGAAAGGCGTGCGGCCTCGTAACGTTGCGTTTAACTACATCGTGAGGGCTGCTTAATGGCTAAGGTAACGCTTGATAAAAATGGCCTGGCTAAATCGGCCGGCACACTGACGGTTTATAATTTTGACGCAGTTAGCGGTGAGTTTACCGGCTCCAGCAATGAGTTTCTGGCCAAGGGGGTTGGGCTGCCAGCTAATGCTACTCTTATAGAACCACCCGCTAATGAGGCTAACCTTGTAGCTATTTATCGCGATGATAAATGGACTACTGTAGCCGATCATCGTGGTGAAACTGTTTACACCATACCCGATGGCTCAATGATAGTTATTGATACACTTGGCCCTTATCCAGCTAATGTAACACCGTTAAAGCCATCGACTATTTTTGATAAGTGGGATGGTTTTGAATGGGTGGTCAATAGTGATGAGATAGCGTTACAAAAAGTCAATGATGCTGAAAAAAAACAGGCCGAGCTTTTAAATGAAGCAGTGGTAATCACTCAGTTGTGGCAAGTCCAGTTAATGCTGGATATCATTAGTGACTCAGATAAGTTAAAACTGAAGGAATGGATGAAATATATCCAAAATCTTCAAGGGGTTGATGCTAAAAATCCATTAAAGATTCTCTGGCCTGACAGGCCGGTATGAAATTTTTTAATCGATTAATCATTGTTAAGACACTAAGTTCAGGAGCTAAGCGTTATGGATAATAAGTATAATGAAAGAATTATTAACATATTGAAAGAAAGTGGCGATTTTATAAATGACAAGTATAAGGGGGAGTATAAAAAATCAATAAATAAGAACCCCTCAGAAAAAAGTCATAAGGAGATGATTGCCTGCTTTTTTGTTAATGCGAGCGAGTATCTGGAAGGTAGGTTGATGTACGTTGCTGATTTTGCCAAAAGGGTTCCTTGCACCTTGGAATATGTAAATGGCTACCCATTTAACTCGGGCACTATTGAATCTGATCCAAGATACTTTCTTAATGTAATGCTTAGGTTTTGTTGGGAATATAATTTATACGTTAATCATGAAGATATTAATTACTCAATTTTCATTTTTCAAGTCAAAAACCTTGAAGTTCTAAATCAAGTTGAAGAAAGTGAGTGGGGGGGGCAGCCAAGCAACTTTTCTTTTGATTTTACTTGGATAAGCAATTTTATGCCTTTTGTAATCTACAAAAGATTTTTGCAGAGCCCAGAGTTTGAAAGTGCAAAAAAAATAGCTAATAACATTGCTATTGAAGAAGGAAAAATAAAGGACAGGGTTGATGAACTTACTGATATAGTAACAAATAGCATCGACTGTATTGATTCAATCGAAAATAAAGCCATGAAAGTTATGAGTTTGCTTGAGGGTATAAGAGGGGAGGGGAATTTTAAGCTACTATCGAAGGCTTTTTCATCAATAAAGTCGAGTAAAATTAAAGAAATTAATGCGGCGCAGTGGCGGTTGTGGGGGGTTATTATGTTTTTGATTTCTGTTCCTGCCGCGCTATTCTCATACTTTATTTATAGGGATATCAGTTTTACTTGGGTGGGTTTGTTTCGCTATGTGCCGCTGATAAGTATCGAAATATTACTTTTTTACTTTATGCGGTTGTTTTATTTGGAAACTAAATCGCTTAAAAGTCAATTAATGCAAATTGATCTGAGATTAAATCTTTGTGAGTTTATTTATGATTATGTTGAAAGCAAAGACAAATCGCCATCTGATGCAGCAAAAGAGTCCTGGAAAGCTTTCGAGGCATTGATATTCAGCCCAATTCAACCTAACGAAGATAAAATACCTTCAGTTATGGATGGTACTGATGTTCTTGCTGAGCTGGCTGGGAAAATTTTAAAGGCTAAAAGTTAACAATACAGCTTGTTGATGCATGGGGTTTCCTAAACTCTTTAAAAGCAGCTTTCTAAAATGCGTGTTGTTATACCAGCAAACAGCATACGCATGCATGACCCCGCCTGACCTGACATCCTGAGCACACCCTCAAAACGGAGTGCATGAGATGTCTGATTATCATCATGGTGTTCGCGTCGTCGAAGTTAATGACGGCACGCGCACCATAACAACCGTATCAACCGCAATCGTCGGCATGGTCTGCACCGCGCAGGACGCTGACGCGGCAACCTTTCCACTCAATACGCCGGTACTTATCACCAACGTGCAGGGCGCAGTCGGCAAGGCGGGTAAAAAAGGCACGCTTGCGGCCGCGCTGCAGGCCATTGCTGACCAGTCCAAACCTGTGACCGTCGTCGTGCGCGTGGCTGAAGGTGCCGACGAAGCCGAAACCACGTCAAATATCATCGGCGGCACGGATGAAAACGGCCAGTATACCGGCATGAAAGCGCTGCTCGCCGCGCAGACCCAGCTCGACGTTAAGCCGCGCATTCTCGGCGTGCCGGGGCTGGATTCACTGGCGGTGGCAACCGCGCTTGCCAGCATCGCGCAGCAGCTGCGCGCCTTTGCCTACGTGTCAGCGTGGGAATGTAAAACCATTTCCGAAGCCCGCCTGTATCGCCAGAACTTCAGCCAGCGCGAAATCATGGTTATCTGGCCGGACTTTCTCGCCTGGAACACCGCAACCAGTAAATCCGATACCGCCTTTGCGACCGCGCGCGCGCTGGGCCTGCGCGCCAGAATTGACAACGACACCGGCTGGCATAAAACCCTGTCTAACGTCGGCGTAAACGGCGTGACCGGTATTTCCGCATCGGTATTCTGGGATCTGCAGCAGACCGGCACCGACGCCGACCTGCTCAACGAGGCCGACGTTACGACTCTGATCCGTAAAGACGGTTTCCGCTTCTGGGGCAACCGCACCTGCAGTGATGACCCGCTGTTTCAGTTTGAGAACTACACCCGCACGGCGCAGGTGCTGGCCGACACGATGGCCGAGGCGCACATGTGGGCGGTTGATAAGCCGCTGACGCCGGTTCTGGTGCGCGAGATTATCGCGGGCATCAATGCGAAATTCCGCGAGCTGGTTAACGCCG